GAAAATATAATATATAATTTTCACTTATTTGATACAAGTGGTCAGGAAGCATTTAATTCTATTACTAAATCTTATTATAGAGATGCTAAAATTGTACTTTTTGTATATGCTCTTAATGATTTAAACTCTTTGAAAAAAATTAGTTCATGGGAAATAGATTTTGATAATTATAATACACAAACAAATGTTTTAAAAATTTTCATAGGTAATAAGTGTGATTTAAAGAATATAAATAATTCCACTTTAATTAAACAACTTAAAGAAAGAAATATAAAACATATAGAAGTATCCGCAAAGAATAGTTTAAATATAAAACTATTAGAAAATATGTTTACAGAAGAATATATCAATAATTATTTAGAACATAATAAACTAAATAATAAGTATATTGTAAGTATTAATGAACAAAAATCTGATTGTTATGTAAAGCTGGATGATATAAAAAAAAAAAAAACTAATACTAATAATAATACTTGTTGTTAGTATATTATGATGGAGGTAAATTCGATTTATTATCATAAATTATTAATTTATGTTTTAATTTAAAATATTTTTTTATATTTTATATCTTTTTTATTTCGTAAAATTAATTTTCATATTTTATATAGTAAATTATAAATTAAATTTATTATCAATATTAATAATTGAATTATAAACCATTGTTTCAAATTGGGTTGATGGTTTAAAATTACTAAATTTTTCATAATATAAATTTATTTCAGTACAAATATTACATGAACAATTACTTTTAGTCCATATTTCCTCAGTATCATCATCAATAATAGTCGAATCTTGAATTTCCTGAATTTCTTGTTCTTCTATTTCTTCAAATTTTTCTAATTCTTCATCAGTTAAATTTGTTTTAATATTTTTTTCTAATTCTATTTCATCTAACATTTCATTTGTTTTATCCTCAGTATCGTTTCTCTCCATAAAAATAAACATTTCTCTTTTTAATGCCATTGAAATATCAGTTGATGAAACAATTTTTCTACCTGAGTGAATTGTATAATAAGATGCATCCTGCATAGCATTTTGCATAAGAACACTTATCAAAGCTGTTATATTATTAATATTTTCATCATAATATTCACCATCATATTCATCCATTATTATTTACAATAAATTATTATTTTTAAATTGTTTAAATAGTTTATTATAATTTAATCAAAATTTAAAATTTTTATGTACTTTTATAATATATGGCAAAAAGTTTACCGAACTATATTACATTAGATTATTATGAACAAACATATTTAACAAAAGATTATGTTATTGTAAATAAAAACGACCTAAATTTAGAAAATAAAGTAAAAAAAGGTAAATTTATTTATAGTGAAAATAATAATAATAAATCTGTATTTAACTATATTTATAATAATATAATATTTTGGTAAAAATTTCCATATATATTTTTTTTTATTATAAAATATTTAAGATTATTAATGAATGAATAAAAATAAGTAAACTAAAGTGTATAACTAATAATAAGATAAATATATAATATATATATATTTAAAATTGATTTATAATATATTATATATTTATAATGATTATACCGATTAGATGTTTTACATGCAATCAATTAATTGCAAATAAATGGGAAAAATATACTGAATTAATAAATGAAAAAAATGATGAAGATACTAAAAAAAATAAAGATACTGAATATATTTTAACAACACAAATAATTAATGATATAAAAAAAACACAATCACAAGATAATATAAAATCAAATATAGGAAAATCACTTGACGAATTAGAACTTACCCGTTATTGTTGTAGAAGACATTTTATAGGACATAAGGAATTAATACAATTTATCTAAAAATCATCATCTATATATAGTAGTGGATTATAATATTCAACATCTTCTATTTTATATATATATACATTATTATGTAAATCAATATTTTTTACTGTATTACGATTAGTACAACTACATTTTAAATGTATATTTTTTTTCTCGCTAAAAATATCTATATAGTACGGAATGTTGTCATTTATAGTATTAAAATTTGTTTCACTATAAAAATCATACAAACAATTTCCTTTTTTTAATTTAATATTTATATTTGAATTAATTATATCTAAATCATTGTAAATATAAAAAATTCTCTTTATTAATTTAATTCTATCTAAACTATAATTTGTATTTTTAAAATTTTTACATAATTCATTATATTCATTATCATTAATATTATATTTATTTCTTATTTCTTCATCATCTATAACTGACATTATTTTTATTAATGCTGTATCCATTATTAATATATATATATAATTTAAGTATAAACTTTAGACTATAAACTATAAAACTAAATTTGTAATTATCAACTAAATTTCAATATGATATAAGTATTAATTTGGTGCTTGAGATTTTTTATTTATATTTATAATATCTTTTTCTGTGATAATCATATCATTTAATGATGAACCTGGTGCTACCAATGGTAAACAGAATGATTTATCTACTAAAACATGAAATAAACTAGATCCTTCATAATTTAAAAACATATGCATTTTATAATATAAATCTTCTTTTTTATCACAATAAAATGATTTAATATTGTAATTTTCAGCAATTTTATGAAATGGAGGGGCATCTGAATTATTCGTTGCAACAAAATTATTATTATAAAATAAGGATTCCCAAGCATTTACCATATCTAATGTATTATTATTAACTACTAAAATTTTAATATTTTTTAGATTATATCTATTAATTGTTTTTAAATCAGTAATTGACATTTCTGCTCCTCCATCTCCTACAACACTAACAATTAATTTTTCAGGATTAGCAAGAGATGCACCAATTCCATATGGAATTGAAGAACCCATCGCTCCTAAACTTCCGGATGCAATAAATTGTTTAGGTTTACTATATTGAATATGTTGTGCTGCAATCATCATATTATTACCTACATCTGCTGTTATTAAAAATTCCTTATCATTTAATTTATTTAATTGTTTGTTTAATTCAACTATTACATCTTGTGTAACATTATTTTCTTTTTTTTTATAAGTCCAAGGATGTATTTGTTTCCATGTATTAATTAAATTTATCCAATCTTTTCTATCGTAATTATCATCTAACATTGGTATAATTTTTTTGAAAAATTTACTACAATCAATTTTAATATTAATATGTGATTTAACAATTTTATTAAATTCATCACTATCAATATTAATATGAACTATTCCACCTTTATTTTTTTTACCAGCTTCAAATGCTTTTGGTGCATATTTTTTTAAATTACCAGTAGTACGATCATCAAATCTTGAACCTAAAGCAAGGATTAAATCCGCATTTTGAATACTATAATTCGCAGTAACAGAACCATGCATACCTAAAAATTCTAATGATAAATCATCTTTTTCATCAAAACTACCCATAGCATGAATTGTAGTTGTAACTGGAATATTACTTTTTATAGCAAATTCCCTCAGTAATTTATAAGAATTATTAACTCCTTGTCCTGCATATATTACAGGTCTTTTACATTTTTTAATTAATTTAATAATTTTATTATATTTATTTTCAATACTATCTTCTATACTATTTTTATATAATGTTTTTTCAAAATTAGATTTATAGTAACTATTATAAACTTTTCTTCCGTATATTTTTTGTAATGTTTTAGGGTAATATTTATTTGATTGTTTTAATGTTAATGGATAAATTTTTAATGGATAGTTTTGTTCTGTGAATGTTGTATCTATAATCTTAGATGATAATATGCATTTTGGTAAATCTATATGTACACTTCCTTTTTTTCCACTCATAGCAATATAAATTGCTTTATCAATTACATCAGATATTTCATTTGTATCTTCTATTCCATAACTCCATTTAGTAATTGGTTTAGACAATTCAACAGCTGGAGCTTCTTGAAAAGCACGTGTATTTTTAGCAGAAAGTGGAACATTACCAGATAAAACTAATAAAGGAGTACTATCATTTTGAGCATCTAATATTCCAGTTAATGTATTAGTAAAACCTGGACCACTTGTAACTATAACAACTCCTAAATTATTTGAACTTTTAGCATACCCAATTGCTTGAAAAGTTAAAAGTTGTTCATGTGGTGCTATATAATAATTTATTTTATTTTGATTATAAAATGTATCTATTAATGACATTACAGCACCTCCACTGTAACAAAATACTTTATTAATATTATTTTGCACTAATTTATTAAAAATTAATTGACCTCCTGTAATAGACATTACTTATTATATTTTATATAAATCAATTTTATATAGTTTATAAAAATTATATATTATATAAATAAATTAAATAAGTAAATATTATAATTTATTTTATATAGTTTATAAAAATTATATATTATATAAATAAATTAAATAAGTAAATATTATAATTTATTTTATATTATATTACTATAATGATGCAAATTTATACTCTTAATGGTTTAAATAAAAAACAAAAATGAAGTTCTACAAAACTATAATAATTGGTACTATTATAACTATTTTAGTTATATCATCAATTGCTGGAGGTGTATATTGTTGGAAATATTATAAATCATAAAAAATTTAAATATCACAAGTTGAAACATTTGTTGGTGGTTAATGGAATTATTAAAATAGTTTAATAAAAATTAAATGGACATGTCATAAAAGTTCTAATATTTATATAACCATTAACCATTTTTATGTGTTTTTTATTTTTTACTACTAATGTATAAGGACTAACAACATTATATTTAATATTTTAGTTTCTTTCTTTATATTACTTATTCCCGATAAATTTTCTAATTCTATACAAATTGTTTCCATAATAAATATATTTTCTCATTAAAACGATTTTATATTGTTTAAATATAATTAAAAAAATAAATTATTTTTTTTTAAATCTTGGTAGTAATAATATATATTGATAATTTTGTATTCCATTTATCATCATCGTAATTATTATAATTAATATTGATATTAAACTTTATCATGCTCTACTTGTTGAATTATCCAAAAATCAGATGCTAAATCTGGACTATCTAAGTAATCATAAGGAAAATAACAATAACCTTGTGCTCCCCAATTAGAACCCCAACTATTACGAACTATAAATTGTTTTTTATCTTGAATAAAACCAACAATAGCCACACAGTGACCTCCCAAAATGGGTTCATTAGGAAAAGGCATATTAACTACTCCAGTTTTTTCAACTTCATTAGATTCAAAACTTTGATAAACAGTAAAACCAAAAACCACTGGAAAACCTTCAATAAGAGCAGCTTTAAATTGGTCTATACTTTGAACTATTTTTTTATATTTTACAGATACATTTTTTTTTGCATCTGTATAGCATATTTCTGATGGTTTATCAGTAAATTTAGAGATATCATAAGGCCATTCTGTTTCTACACAGATTCCTTGTTTGTTTAAACTTTTAATTCCATCTCTAATATTAGCACCAGCATCATAACCAGTTGTTCCTTCCATATCTCTTTCATTATAATATAGAAAAAGTCTAGAAGGCATAAAAGATTTTAAATGTTGTTTCATCATATCAAATTCAAATACAAAACCTATACCATTAGCAGTACAACTCCCTAAATGTCCTTGGTCGTATACAGGAGGACATTTATCTCTTAAATCAACACAATTTACATTTTTATTTTTTGATTTATCAAAAAGATGATAATAATCCCGATGGTCTGGTAATTGTGGACGCCATCCATATTTTTTATATTTAAATTCAGTTACACCTTCATAACATATTGCATTTTGTACTGTATTAACAGTGCCATACATTGTACTCGTAATTACTCCCATATTTATAATATATATATAGAAATTAATTATTATGTAAACTAATGTAAATACTTAAAAAAAATAAAGTAATTATTTATTGGTTTATTAAAATCTAATATAAAAAAAAATATGTTAATAAAATGTTAAGCAAACCAAAATATAAAACATATGCTTATGTTAGAGATAAATATGAATCATTTAGAGCAAGATGTAATAATGCTACAAAAGTTGAAACAGGATGTACGGAATTAGATATTTCTTCATATAAAATTAAAAAAAAGCAAATGTGTTTAAATATTGTATCAGACGAAAAAAAAACACACAAACAATGTGTATTCATAAAGATTGTTCTATAATTTATGCTCGTAAAAAATCTAATAAACGTAAATCTAATAAACGTAAATCAAAATAAATAATTTATTATAAAGTGATTTAACAAAATCATTAATGGTTTAGTTGAATATATAAATAAAAATTATAATTTTGATTTCAAACCATTAAAAAAAGTCTTTCAAAACTACGAAGCACAAGTTTTGATAAAAGTTCCTTGTTAGTGTGTAGTAATTTATTATTGTAGAATTATTAATATGATTTAGAATGTAATAATTAAATGAGTATTAATAAATTACATAGGTATACAAAAATGGTTTGTAATTATTATAAATACAGATCAAGGCAGACCTAAATATATGAAAAATCATAAAAACAGTAAATTTATATTTAAATTGAGTATTTAAAATCTTTTATATTTGTAAAAATTAAATAGTTAAATTTAACAAATTATATATCAAAATTAATACTATCAATATCAAAATCATCAAAATCATCTATATCATCCACATTATTATCACTATTTGCATCATTTGCATTATTTGCATCATTTGCATTATTTGCATCATTTGCATTATTTGCATCATTTGCATTATTTGCATTATTTGCATCATTTGCATTATTTGCATCATTTGCATTATTTGCATCATTTGCATCATTTGCATCATTTGCATCATTGTCACTATTGTCATTATTTGCATCATTTGCATTATTTGCATTATTTGCATCATTGTCACTATTGTCATTATTTGCATCATTGTCACTATT